AGAACAAGTCATACAAGTCTTTTTTGTAAGGATAGTTAGGTGCAGTTCCACCTGGATAACCTGCGTTAACGTCAGTTGGTCCGTTAGGTGCTCCTATTGGTGCGTAGTGTTCACCACCAGCATTTGCAACTCCTGTTTGAGGATATCCGTTTGCCAATTCAGAAGATGCGTTTGAATATCCTTGTATTCTTGGTACAAAGAAGAACAATTTACCGATAGGTAAGTTCATTGCTTGTACAGATACGATGTCGTTAGCCAACAATTTAGAGAATACACGTCTTACGATTGGAAAAACAACTGTTTCAAATGCTCCGTTAGAAGAACCATCTGAAGTTGCTTCGTTAATCAAGAAAGATGCTTGGTTCTCATATAATTGAGCTACGTTTTCTTTTAGGTGGCCTTTAAGACCTTCAAGGAACCCTAATTTGTCCCATTTGTTAATTGTGTCTTCTTTGATAACTTTAAGGTGTTTTAACCCGATGTTACCTACAAGACCTGATTCTAATAATGCTCCCATTTTTTTTGGTTTTTATTATTTATTGTTTATTTATAGTTTACTCATTAAATCCTTCATTCTTAAGAATTGTGGATTTTCGTAAGTTTTTGATTCAATTAAATTTGCTGATGACCCTGTTGATACAGATTTATTCACAGTTCTTTCAATTGATTCGTTTATTGAGTTTTCTTTACTTACACCATTTCCTAATTCATTTTTAATGGCTCTGTATAGATTTTTCGATTCTTTCAAAGATTCAACATTATCAAATCTTCTTAAGATGTTTATTTTTTCTTGTTTTGTGGTTGAATGTTCAGTAAACAATCTTGTAGAATAAGCCAAGTTAGAATTAAAAACAGCAACTTCATTCAATTTCGTTCTAAACACATCAAGAGCTTTTCTGTATTCTTCATTTTTCTCTCTTAACGAGTTTACTTCATTAGATTCCGAAATTTTAAATGGATTGTATTCATAATTTCTGTTGTTTGTTCTTGCCTTTCTTAAACCACGGCTACCATTTTTAGATCCATTACCATAAGTTCTTGACGCTTCTTTTGTCTCAACTTTTTTCATAGATCCTTTTTCCATGTTTTCGCCTTCTTTATATTCGAATTTGGCTTTTCCTGTTCCCATCGCTTTAGTTCCTTTTCCAAAAGCTTCTTTTCTTTTGGAGTTAAAACCTCCATTCATATTAGGTTTTTTGTCGTAACTAAACTTAGGACCTTTTCCAATACCAACACCTTTAGTTTTAACAGATTTTGTCAATGATTTTTTTACAGCTTCCATTACAGAATCAAATTCATCTTCTTCTTCGTAAGCCATGCCTTCTCCCATTTCGAATTCGTCTTCTTCTTCATAATCTTTGTAGTGTCCGTCAACATCTCCCATTTTGTGTCCGTGTCTTCTTTTGAAATCGTGTTTGTTTCCTCCGAACATGTCTTCACCCAAATCTAATTCTTCGTAGTCATCCATTTCAATTTCATAAATAGTTTTTTCTACTTCAGATTCGTCATCCATTTCAATTTCATAAATAGTTTTTTCTACTTCAGATTCGTCATCCATTTCGATCTCATAGAGTGTTTCGTTATCAACGCCTTCCATAAACTCATCGTCCATTTCCATCATTGAATCTTCTTCTGATTCTCCTAATTGGATCATGTATTCGTTATCTCCATCAGTAAGATGAATATTTTCACCTTCTTTTTTCACAACGATTCCGTCTTCATCACCCATAGCTTTAAAAACTCTTAAAACTTCCGCATCTGACGCTCCCGTCATATCGATAGTTTCTTCCTCATCATCCATTCCCATTTCATCATCCATTCCCATTTCATCATCCATTTCCATGTCCTCATCGTCCATTTCCATTTCATCTTCCATTTCCATGTCGTCATCCATGTTTTCGTCCTCAACTTCAGTTTCAGTGTCGAGTTCATCTGTGTCAACCTCTTCTTCATCTTGTTCTCTAAGAGATTCTTTTACTAGTTGTCTGATTTCTTCACTCATCGTAGAATGAAGTATTCCTTTTGCATTTTCTTGTAGAGTCTCCTCCAAATTCTTGATTTGGAAAAGAGCGTCTTCTACTACATTTTTGTTGTTTGTCATACTTTTTATAAAATATTTTTCTAATAAATATCATCAAAAAGTAAAAAATTGTTTTTTTGACACAATAAAACAAAAAAAAAGGGAAAAGACTATTGTCTCTTCCCAATTTTTAAACTAAATTAAATGTTTTTTTATGATTCGATAACCTCATCAATTTTACTTTCAGAAATTGAAGTGATTCTCCAATCCATCGTGTAATTTTCATAAACTTTGGTTACTTTGGCCTCAACATCGGTAGGTGAGTATCCTCTAACCAATTTTTCTTCTCTCATTTTTTTAACTTTTCCAGTTTCAGTATCAACCATATCGGTTGTAATCTTTGCGATAAAATATTTTTCGTCCATAATTTATTATTTATTCAAATAATCGGACAATCTATTCATTAAGTCAAGCGATTTTGATCCTGTTTCACCAATTTGTCTTTCGGCGTTAATTCTTTTTTCTTCGTCAAGATTTTCTTCAAAGTTTAATCTTTCTTTTGGGTCACTAAAAAGATATGCTCCTGGCGTTGATGGTGAAGATACTAAGTCAAAACAGATTAATTCAAAATCGTCTTGAACCTCATTTTGTTCTCCAACCTTTTTAAGTGATCCCACACCACGAGAAGATATACCCAACGTTACACCTTGTCTTAAATAGTTTGCCGCCAAATCACCTTTGGTTGATACAATACCTCTTTCGTGAAAACCTGGACTTGTTAATAATTTTAACTTACCTAAAAGAACTGGACCTTCCCACCATATTTCGGTAATAAGATGAGAAACTCTATCAAGGTCGATTAAAGATGATTCAGGGTGATTCAACTCAGAAAGAGAAGTTCCTTTATCAATCATTTTTTTATAATTCTCAGATTCTCTTTTAAGAATTTTTTCGGGATATATTCTTCCGTTTCTATTTGGGGTGTTATATTTTTGAAGAACAGCATAAAACTCAAATGGTTTTGAATGATCCAACATATTTTTACTTTCTCTAATCATTTGAAGATTTCTTCTTTCGTTTGGATCAATATATCCAGCGTCATATTCAACAAGAATTCCTTTCCCTGATTCTCTTGGTCCTAAAATTTTATAATTTTCCATTAAGTATTTTTATATATAAATATTAAATAGTTTCAATTTCTTTTTTTATTGGTTTTTGATTACCATTTTTTGTTAGATAACATTTGAAATATTTGTTTTTTGCCAACACATCACCATATACATTTTTGATTAAACTTTTTACATATTTTTTTAATTTTGGTGATTTGAAATCCATAGATTCTAATAAAAATAGATTAATTTCTAAATTCATAAAAGATTTCTTTTTTGGTTGAAGTCCGCTTGTTCTAAGATCTAGATCAACTATAAATTTTGTGTCGAATACTTCTTTGTTTATTTTATCTAAAACTGTGTGTTTGACTGATCTTGACATATTTAACACAACTCGATTCCAATTTTCTACCTCGTCTTTTGGTTCAACCCATGTTTGTATGTTTATAAAAATAGATTTTAGATTTTGAGAGTCTATTGTCCCATAATGAGATTTAAATGTTCGGTAACCAGTTAATTTGGTAGTTTTTCCTTTTTTCATATATTTTTTCCATATGCTAATTGTTTATTTTGTTATAATTGTAATCAATTATTATATTTATATCAAACAAGAAAAAAAATTATGTTAATTGTTGAAGTTAAAAATGGGAACATCGAAAAATCTTTAAAAAATTTAAAGGGAAAAATAATTCGTACCAAACAAAATGCTATTTTATTTGACAGAAAAGAATTTGTTAAACCATCGGTTAAAATACGGGAAGGTAAAAAGAAAGCGGTCTATATTCAGAAATTAAAATCTAATAAAGATTAAAGACTTTCGTTAAGTTGTTTTAACTTGTAAAAATTTAATTCTGTAAAAGATTCTGTTTGAATTTTTTCTAAAACTTGATTAATAGTTTTGATTGTATCAGAATCTTTTTCATTATCTTTTTGATTTGTTAATTTTTCAATTACCAAATCTTTAGTTTCATTATAATTCTCAACCAAAGTGTCTTTTGGGGTGTTCAAAATCTTTTTTAATTCTTTTCTTTCAGATTCACTCAAAGTAGAAATAAAGTTTGATATTGTTTTATTAGCAACAGACACCATAGACTTCAAGGGAACTTTAATAATATCTTTTTTTTCTATTTCAGGTTTTTTTAAACTTTCTAAAATTATTTTTTTACTTTTGATTTTGTTTTCTAAAGTTAGAACACTTGTAGAAAATAAATTATCAATTTTTTCATAATTGTTTTCACATTTTTGATGACCAACCCACGCATTTAATTCTCTTAAGTGTAGTGGGTTAACTTTGTTGATCAAATTTTCATACGCAACAATTGATTCATTTATAAATTCATATGCAACGTTTTCTGAAAGTCCTTTTTTATTTGACAACTGATCATATAAGAAAAAAAGTTTTGAGATGTTTTTATTTTTCAAAACCAATTCTTCGAAAATAAAAATATTTTCTTTGAATGAATTTTTTTTATATGACTCAACAAGTTGATTTTCTATTTTTGATTTTAATTCTCCGACTTTCATTTTTTTTGTTTTATAATAAATATCAAGTTAATTTATTTATTTTATCAATATCGGTATCTGTAGTTTCTTCATCATACTCTTCTCTATAAATCATTTCACCTTCCCACCAATCAGAATTACTAAACCATTCCTCAAACTCTTGGACATCGTCCTCATCTTCTAAGTAACTATCTACCGTATTTTTCCATAATTCTTTAACACTAATTCTTGCATATCTTCTTGTGATAATTTCGTAAGTGTGTAATTCAGGAACTTTTATTGATTCGGTTTCATAATTAGGATTCATTCGGTATAACGAAAAAATAAATGATAAATCATCTTGATCGATTGATATACCAATATCATCAAAAATATCTCTTACTATTTTTTGATTAGCTCCCGAAATTAAATCTCCATTTCGGCCAAATCGATCAATATCGTCATACATTCTTTTTAGAATGAATTTAAAATTTTTTTCTGGTAATTTTTTTAATTTACTCATATCTATAAATATTAGTCACCAAGAAGTTTTGACAACTGATCGTCTAAATCACCTAAAGAACTATTAACTTTTTGAAAATCTAAAAACTCATCCTCATCAAAATCATCTTCCATTGACTCTAAAATCAATTTATTTTTATCTTTTTTGAATGACTCAGGAATTGGTGGTCCTGCCTCACCACCTTCAGGTCCTGCAGGGGGAGGAGGAGCTCCGCCACCCGCTTCACCGCCAGCAGGAGGTGCTCCGCCACCAGAAGGTGTTCCTCCTGTTACTGGTTGATAAAGTCTATCTACGGTACTGAAAATACCTGTTTTAGTAATGATTGTTGCCGTATTATCAAGTTCAGCAGAAACCGCTCTTTCCATTCTAATTTGCAACAATTCATTTTTAATTTCATCATCAGAGAACCCAAAAATGTGTTTTTTGGCCCAAGTTGCTGATGTTGGTTGAATTGATTTAGCGATTTCACTAACCATATCTTTATACAATGTTACTTTTTCTTTCCAAACATCAATCATTAAAAGATCTGCTTGTTTTGAAGGGTTTGTAAGTTGTAATGTGAAATTTGATAATTCATCTTCAAAACCCATTAAATATAAATGGATGATTGCAATTTTGTTCATTTCAGAAATTGCAGATTTTTGAATTCTATTAATTGTTCTTGCAAAACGAATATCCAATAATGATAAACTTTTACCATCACCTACAGGTTCTTCAAAACCTAAATACGCCTTAGGAATTCTAAGTGCTGTCACAAGTTTCTTTTGGATGTATTCGATATCCGCAATTTCAGATAAGTTAGTGGCTCCTGGTAATGTCTCAATTGGACTTGCTTGTGCTGCGTCTCTAACAGGAATAAAGTAATCTTGATCCACCGCCATTTGATTAAATCGTAAATCAACATTTCCGGTTTTTCTATCAACAACTTGATCTCTTTTAAATTTGTTGGCAACTCTTTGAACATATGGTTCAACATCTTTATCATCCATGTTTCCAACAAATACTTTAAACACCCTTCTTTCAGGGGCTCTTGATGTTCTATAAATTAACATCGCATCTTCAGATAAAACTAATTGTTTCCAAATACGACGTGCTTTTTCTAACATTGACGTTCCATATGGAAGTTTTCTATCATCACCC